TTATAATTACTTGTTAGATTTGACATAAAGTTATTTATATAAAAAGAAGGGGCCCCTTGCGAGACCCCTTCAAATTTATAATGGTAAGATTAAATCTTATCCAAGGTTGATGTTGCTTACAGTAAATCTGCGGAAGTATGGATTATTACCATCTCCACCGACACCAGCGTTAGAAGCACCATCTCCGATGACTTCTTCTACGAAAGGATTCTTGACCATGCCGTAGCGAGTCTTGAAGCCAATCTTAGGCTGGAATGTTTGTTCATCAACTGCACGAACCATAGTGAGTGGTACGTATGGGCAGTAGAAGAGACCAGCATCATATGGATTCGATCCACGATATCCAACTGTTACATAATCGGAAGCTGCATATGGATCAACATATACCTTAAGGCGACCGTTAAGTGTTCCAGCGAATGTATTACCAGTTGCATCTACATTTAGACCATTGATCTGAGCAGTGTCAAGTGAACCTGCGGCTGCAAGAGCAGAGGCTACATTAGCAGAGCAAAGAACGAAGTTACCTTTACCACGACGAGTATTGATAGAGATCGCATTTGCTTCGATTTCCAATTGGAAGATCAAGCTCTTGAACTTCTCTACTGACCAGCGACCATCTGCGTGTACAGCTAAGTCGAAGTCACCTGCAGGAGATTCAGCGATGTTTCCAAGTCCAACCTGTGCCTTAGCATTGATTGTGTTGATAACTTCACGATTGATTTCTGCAAGGATTTCAGTCGATAGGATATTAGCAAGTTCGCCTTCAGCATCAAGACCGTGAACAGCCTTGAGGTCTTGAGCAAGCTCCATTGTGTATTCAGCCTTAAGACCACGAGTCTTAGCTTCAACAGCAGCCTTTTCAATGGTGAAACCCATGTCACCAAAGTCTGTACCACCAGTTGCACCGAGTGCTTCACCTGCACCTGTAGTGTGAGGACCGGAGAATGCGGTGTTGGGCTCAGCGAGTCCAAGTGCTTCGCCATCACCAGTAGTGATCTTAGCGTTGGCACCACCAGATGCATCATTGTTGTAACGGCTCTTCATTGCGAAGATGAGACCAGTAGGGCCAGACATTGGCTGGACACCGGCTACATCATAAGCGATGAGATTAGGCATTGCACGACGTACAAGAGAGATAAGAACTGGATCGTAATTAGAAACAGCACTTACAGTTTGATTATTTTCAGAGAGGAAAGAGCTTTGTGCTCTTTCTTCTTGGAGAGCCTTCTCGGTATTTTCGAGAAGCTTTGCGGTGACGGCCTTTCTGTGCTCGTCTGCGAAAGCAGGTGCATCAGAGTGTTCTAACACTGGTGCCCACTTTTTCATTTGTTCTTCTGTATTAAACATAATAGTTATTTTCCTATGTTGTTGTTTTAGTTGGGATTATAGTTTTGATAGAGCGTCTACATATGCTTTCATATGTGCAGGAACAACTTTCTTAGTTTCTTCCTCGCCCTCGATGATTATTTCTGTATCTTCAGAAGATTCTTCTTCAAGATTTTCTTCTTCTTTTGTTTCTTCTTTACCTTCAAAGATTGAATCCTTGACGACTGATGCTTTCTTAGCAAAAGATTCCTTCGAACCAAATTCAACACCTTCTAGAATAGATTCTAGTTTGTGTGATTCTGTTTCAGAAAGGTCTTCACTTAGTTCAGAGATAACAGATGCTCTTTCGAACTCCTGTACCTTTTCTTGAAGAGAAGCGATTTCAGATTCAGCAGTTTCGAGTTTCTCAGCAGTTTCTTCAGAAACCGTTGTTAGTTCTACAACAAGATCTTGCTTTTCTTCTGGGACATCGATGTAATTCTCAACGAATACATCTTTAAGTGATGTCATGAAGCTTTCTGCGATTTCTGTACGAAGAGTATTCTCAACTTGTTGAGTATTTTCTTCCATCCAGCTCTCTACAACGTATGAAAGATAATCATCGATTCTTTCGATAAGGCTTTCACGCACTGTTTCAACTTCTTCATTTAGATCCGAGTTATATTTTTCTTCGAGTTTTTCTTGAATCTCAATACTTCTTTCAGCAATAGTTGCTTCGAAAAGTGTTGCGGCTTCAGTCTTGAAGTCTTCGGTAAGAGAAGATTCATTTTGAAGAAGTGTATCGAGTGCTTCAGAAACCTTTTTGGCTTTTGCCTCTTTGGTTTCTTTTTCATCCTCTTCCTCTTCCTCTACTTCGTCCTTCTTAGACGCATTCATCTTCTTTCTCTGTTGAGTCCTTCTCATTAGTGACTCTTCCTTTTCGTCTTCTTCCTCTTCTTCTACTTCATCCTTCTTCTTAGAATCATATGACTCTTCTACTTCTTCTTCTTCCTCTTCTTCAACTTCGTCTTCATGGTCATCGCCTGGCGATTCCTTTTTAGACTTAGCCTTAGCTTCGACTACAACTTCTTCTGATTCAGATTCTGTGGATTCTTCCATTTCATCATCGTCATCATCATCATCGTCATCTTCATCTTCAGACTCATCGTCGTCATCATCTTCCTTTTTTACGGCTTTCTTTTCACCAAGGAGAATAGACTTGATAGAATCATCAAAGGAAGCTTCTTCTGCTTCTACTTCTTCAGAGACTTCTTCAGGTGCATCCTGTTCAAGCTCTTCATTAGTAATAAGCTGTTCTTCTGTGATATCCTCAATGATATCTTCTACTTCTTGCGTTTCTTCTGACATAGCTTTATTTTATTAATGATTAGAGTTTGGAGAGGAAATCACTAAAGACTCTCTTCTGAGCTTCTGCAAGCTGAGAGGTCGTTGCTTTTTTAATTTCAGTCTCATATTCTTCAATTTGTTGAGGTTTCAGAATACCATTTTCGTAAATCCATTCAACACCTTCCATAATTCCGTTAACGAATGCTTCTGGTGCACTTGGATCTTGTACGATATCAACTGTGGAGAGCATAAAATCGCTCTTCACATATGATTTATTATTCTTGCTTTCAACTGTTCCCATACCACGACTTGAGACACCCAACTTACATCCACCTTCCATAAGTCCTTTCACTATATTACCCATTGGCGTATTTAGTATGAGTGCCTTTCCAACAACATCGTTACCTTCAAATTTTAATGAGGTAATTCTGTGTGAAACTTTATCAAGGTTAATCTGTGGGCCTTCTGGGTGATTTAGTTCACCAACGGCTCTTCCAGTTTTAACCTGCTCCTTAACATACTTAGCAGTTGCTTCAGATAGTACGTCTTTAGGATAAATTCTATTATTGCGGTTTTGCATCTCCGCCTGCATAAAGATACCTTCAATGAAAGTATTCTTGTTACCTTTTTCATCTTTCTCAACGAGAAAGTCAAGGTTTGATTCTAAATGTTCTGTAATTAACTTCATATTAGTTAATGTAAAAGAACTTACCTTTCTCTTTAACTTTGCCACCATTTGCTTTAGCATATGCTTTGGCTGCTTTTAAAGATTTGAAAGATGTTGGCTTCTTAATTTTAGGTTGAACAGGTGCTTTCACTTCCTCAACTTCTTCAATTACTTCTTCTTCGATCCCATTTGCAATTTCATCTTTGAGATCATATATTGTTTTCTTTGCCATAATTGTTATATTTGATTAAATTTAGTTTTCTTGAGTTGATTTATTAAATATGTCAGATGCAACCGATACCCTTTTAATATCTTTTGCCTGATTAAACTTTGCCTTTAAGGCTGTTTCTACTGTTGAATGTATACTGCTTTCATCATTCTTCACTATCGCATTGAAAATATCTTCTACTTCTTTCATGTTTCTATTTATAATAATTTGTACTTTGAGGGTTCAATAATTCATAAATTTATGAATCTGATCATTGATATTTGATCTGTAAATTTTAGGGTCGTTATATTCTTTTCCATATTCTAAAAGTTTACTGGATAAAAATCTTATAACATTCTTATATTTTGGATCATCAATAAAGTTTTGTGTTTCATCTGGGTCTTTCTCCATATCAATTAGATAAGACTTGTTATCTACTAGCAATTTATATCGAGGTGTGATAGCCGCTAACCAACCAAAATCGGAGCCCGGACAATCAACATAACCTCTTAAAAAGACTATATCATCTTCTTGATTCAATATTTCGCCTTTAATCACATTTGATATATCTCTACCTTCCCATTGCTGACGAGATATAATTGGATTTATGTCCATCAATCCCAATATTGTGGGCATAAAATCTACTGTATTCATTACATGATCAATCTGTGTACCAGGTATTATCTCCTTTGGATATCGAATCATAAATGGCACCTTCGCAGCCGCTTCATATATTGTTGCCTTGCCTTTCCTTGAATGTTCTCCTAACATGGAACCATGATCAGATGTAAAAACAATAATAGTATTATCATATAAATTATTATCTTTTAATTTTCTAATTATTCTTCCTACATTTTCATCAATGCATTTCAACATGCCAAGGTATTTGTGCATAGTTAAATCATATGGGTCTGAAGTATCATAATTATTATTTAACTGCGGATGTTCTGAATCGATATTATAACCTTTAGTCCGAGCATCTTTAAAATCAATATTTTTAAACATCTCTTTATAAGGATGGCGCACCTCATGTGGTGTATGTGGATCTGGTATAGAAACCATATAAGCAAATGACTTATCTTTATTCTTATCAATAAAATCTAGTGATCTGGCAGTTAAATAATCCGTGACATAAGTTTTATCGGTGGCCCTTGAAGACCAATAATCACAATGTTTTTTTCCATCGATTTCATGGATGCTTTTAAAATGACCATCATTGAACATATATTCGTGATCTTCAAATCCTCGGCCTTCACCAACCGACCAGTTTTTATCTTGGTCTTCTACTCCATATTCTTTACCTTCTAAATGCCATTTACCTGCATATCCAGTCTCATATCCCCAATTACTTAATATATGACCAAATGTGACAATATTTTTTCTCATTTGGGTATGATTTCCAGTAACATTTGTGTTATGTGGATATCTACCTGTCATGAAAGAAGCACGTGATGGAGAGCATACAGGTGTAGCAGCATAACTTTTAGATAAAATAACTCCATCCTTTGCAATAGAATCAATATACGGAGTCTTACAAACACCATCTTTACCCCACATAAAAGCCTGATCTTCAGGCAAAGTATCTCTATAACACCCCAGTGTTCTAAAATTTAATTCATCACAATGAATGATGAATAGATTGGGTTTTTTCATAATTAAAATATCAGCGCCTTAGCGCTCGAAATCTTAGATGTCAAATTCGTCGTCTTCGCCGCCTTCTTCTTCGGCTTCATCTTTAATTTCTTGGTCAATCTTTTCAATTTCTTCATCATTCTGTTGAAGAACATGACGGCGAACCCAAGCCTTAGAATAATATTTACCTACAAGTTCATCCATCAAACCTATAGTTTCAATTCTCTCTTTAAGAATTTCTGATTCTTTTAGTTCAGAGAAATAATTGTCTTCGATGAAATCGATAGCTATACCTTCTTGAATACTATTCCATTCTGATTGTTTAATAACACCTTTGAGAATAAGTTGAATTCTAAGAGCATCAAGTAAGACGTAAGAGAATTTCTTTCTTAGTTTATCAACAAACTTTTGAAATTTAGTTTCTTCACGAGATACCTCGGATGGTCGTCCAAAGGCATATCCAGTCTCTTGTTCAAGTCTTGCGATAGGAACATTGAGAGAACGATATAATTTCTTTTGGAAGAATAAAACATCATCGATCTGTCCTAGATTTTCACCACCAGGCAATGTTGTAATTTCAGTACCTCTTCCGCCCTCTCTACGAGGCATATAGAAATCTTCCAACATAGACATATGTTTGCGATCATCTTTGATCTCGCCAGTTGAAGAATCATATACAAGTTTGTTACGATACTTCGCCATGACAGTCTGTACATATTCTTCGGCTTTTCCTTTTGGTAAATTACCAACATCGATATAGAAGATTCTTCTTTCTGGCGCACGAGATACTCTGTACATAACAAGAGCATCTTCCATCATTCTTAATTGATTTACCAGTTTAACAGACTTGTGTAAATATCCTACAACTCTTTCTTGTTTTTCATCAAGTAATCCAGATGGACATGAAACAATTGCTTCTTTGGCAATCTTGATGCCCGATGTTGCGTCACCTGATGTTTCTCCACCATAAATTCCTTCAGAATAAATGTAGTATTCTGCAACTATTTTTGGAATCTTTGCCCCACTCTTTTCATCAAGAACCTTTGTAACCTCTTTTACCTTTTTCAGATATAATGGATTAATCTGGCGTAATTCTCTGATTCCTTTATTAAAATTCTTTTCGTCGGTTACAACATGAAAGTATAGTCGTCCATCGATATACCAATCTTTAAACATTTCTGCTGCCCTACGATTAAATTGATAAAGTCCTAATACTTTATCAAACTCTTCTGAAATTTGTTTCTTAATATTGCTTGGCAAATCCAAGTCATTCATATTAAGTTCTGCGGTTGCCTTATCATCACTAGATGAAATAGCACCATCAACAATATCATTAATAGCCTGATCACATTCAGGCTGTGCTGCTGATTCTCTGTATTTTATAACTAGGTCTGCCTCATTATTCGCTGAGAGACCATCAATATCAACATACTGGCCGTAGTATCCACCAGTGGTAACTACACTTGAAGAACCTTCTTCATCTCTTTTCGCAACAAATGATTTTAGTTCTTTATCTTTTTTAACTTCTACTGAAGCTACTTTCTTGTTTATTTCGTAACCAAATATTTCCATATCTTTATTTATAACAAAAATAAATGGGCACCCCCAGAGATGAAGGTGCCCATTATTTTAATTAAGATTTACGTGGTTGTATTTGATTCCCAGTATTGGTAAGCAAATTCAACGGTGAATTCTTCGATTGCATCAGTTGTATCATAACTGAGATCAATAGCCGAAACATTGATAGGGAAAGCACCTCGTACATTGATTGTCTTGGAGACAAGATTATCACGAGTGAGTTGTTCAACTACCATATCAGTCTGGTAAGTCACTGGCTCTGCTATTCCTTGATTTGTTTTGTTTTGGTTAATACCGTTCATCCAGCGTTCGAAAGCATCGCGTCCTCTGAATAAGTCATCATTAATGATGGTTACTGTCCAGTTTTCGTATGTTCTATCACCAGCTACTTTTAGTACTTGACCTCTGAAAGGTACATCAACTTGTCCAACTACTGAAGCTGGAAGTTGTGCGCCCTTACATAGGAATGATATAAGATTTGAATCTCCTCCGGCATAGCCAAGGAATTCAACCGTTGCTCTGAATAGATTAGCTCTAGCGCCTCCGCCAGGTAGTCTAGATTTTAGATCGTCTACTTTAAATGTTGCCATAATTGTTTATTTCCTTTCTTTTATTTATATATTAAGCATTGGATAAACCAGCAACTTCTGAGAAATCTACTCCAGTTCTCGTCGCAATGAAGTTCAGAGTAATGAAGTTGATTGAACGAGCAGGCTTGATATAGATATCAGCAACGAAACGATTAGTATCGATTACTTCACCTGTATTATTAGTGTCATCACATATGACCATGAAGTCGGTGATACCACGTCTACCTTGGACATCTCTCAAGAATGGCTCAACGGCATTTCTAAATGTCGCACGAGTGAATTCATCATTCAATTCGAACAACTGGAATTTAGCAGCGGTTGCAATAGCCTTCTCAAGAACAATGAACAGTCTGCGAACATTGATTCTATCGAATGCGGATGGTTTTGATTGTGCAGTCTTATCACCGAAAAGAACGGTTCCTTGACCTGGGAATGAAGCGATAGGATTGATTCCAACCTTGTAAAGCTCATCTCTTTGAGCCTTCATAGGATTGAATGCCAATTTTACGATGCTTCTGAAACCACCACGATTGAATCCTGCAGGTGAGAACCAAGGTTCTGCTACATCATCTGTGTTGGCACAAAGACCAGCGAGGTGACCATTTGCAGGTATGAATCTGTATACATCATTATATCTATCGTAGATATAAACTGCACCAGAATCAATTACGCCATAAGAGCCTTCAACACCACGATTAACGATAGTATTACCAAATGCAATTAC